AGGGTCTTGGTGCTTGAGCAGGGCCTCAATCATCTGCCGGCGCTTCTCGACCCGCTTCCACTTGAGGTATTGCGACACGACCGCGTGATCAGCGGCGTACTCGCGCAAAGCCGCTCGACTGCAGGACGGCTTGCCGTCGGCGTCTACAGGCGTGTCGCCCAGCAGTGCGGTGAACACCGCTTTGAGCTGGTGGGGCGAGTTGATGTTGAACCCCGCCGGCATCTTGTCGCCGCCGCGCACAGTGCCGGTGGCCTTGGGCCGCAGGTTGAGCGACCCATCAGGATCACGGGGCAGCTTGGCGCCCTCCGGCAACGCCTCGTCGAGCGCCACCACGAACTCGGCGCCCATCCGCTGGTTCGCCTCCGACAGCTCATCCCGCAGCGCCTCCAACTTCTCACGGCTGAACGGCAGGCCGGTGCGCTGCATCTGCGCCACCGCGGGCAGCGCCCTGCACTCCAACTCCCAGGCGGCCATGAGTTGCCCGGTCGCAAGACGCTGCAGCAGTGGCTCCCACAGCTCCAGCAGGAGCTGCACGTCGTAGGCGGCGTAGGCAAGCTGCTCCGGCCTCAGCGATGGGGCGCTCCAGTCGCTCGCCTGCTCCTCCTTGCTGATCTCCTTCTTGAGGTAGCGCTGCACCACATGCTGCAGGCCATGCCGCACATTCGGCAGCCCATTCGTCAGGATGCGACTGGCGAGCATGGAGCAGTACACCCTGCCTTCGGGATACAGCTCATGCTCCTGCAGCCAACCCAGGTCAAAGGTCGCGTTGTGGGCGATCCAGCGGCGGCTCTGCCCCAAGAACTGGTCAAGCCGCAGCCACTCTTTATCGCTGAGCTGCCAGCAGTCAATGACCACCGGAAACTGCCCGTCAGCCGCAAACTGAATGAGACGCAGACCCCCAGCTTTCGGCTGAAGTCCCGTCGTCTCGGTGTCTAGTGCAACAAGCTCTGCATCCTCCAGCAGGTCCAGATGCTCGATGCCGTAGTGGAATTTCATGCCCGGTGAGGCGAGTACCCTGTAAGGGTAGCACGCCCTCGGCTACTCGGCGGTGTAGTCCTGGATGGCTTCCCACTGAACAGCACCTGAGATTTCCTCGCACCCGACCACGGCACACCCCTCACTGAGCCAGTCCTCGCAGAGCAGCGACAGAAGCCGTTGCCGGTTCTGCGGCGTGCCCCAGTGGTCAATGTCGAAGTCCCGCATCCGAGAGTCGTGTAGCGACACACCGAGGCAGAACCTGTTGATCGTCATGTCGTAGGCCGGATGACACACCGACACCAGTAGATGCACGTAGCTACTCATAGTGTCTCCTCCTGAGTCTTGTGCGTCTCAACCGCAATGCGAGCTTCCTCAGCCGCGAGGCGGTCTGCTACGAGCTGGGCATACCCCGCAATGTCGTGCCAGCTATCGGAGTAGTCGGGGTCGCCGTTGATGATTCGACCGATCTTGTGCGCGATCATGTGAAGCGCCTCGGTTTGGTCCGGCGCTAGCACCTTGTTTCGCAGGCTCAGCTCGCCGTCCATAACGTTTTTAAGCGCCATGGTCACGCAGGCGTGCTCCAGAAAGTTGCCGTAGCGACTTCCGCGCTCTGCCAGTGTTGTCTGTATGTCGGTCATGGGTTCAGGTCAATGAGGTCTTCAATGAGATCAGTGAGATCAGTGAGCTGCTCCTGTAGGTCGTCTACCTTGTCGCGGATGCGACTCAGCCCGAGCGACTGCTCAAGGTCTGCGGAGGCTATGTACTTTTCGATGGTGCCGTAGCGGGTGCCGCACCGCCGGCAGTCACACCGGCGGAACGTTTTGCCGTAACGCTTGCGGCTTTCGACAATGTGCCGATCGTCCGAGCCGCAGTTTGGGCACAAGCCCTCGACATTCATCGCTCGGACTCCTGCTCCAGCCGATCAGCCACCGCACGACTCGCCGGTTCTGATCGCAACCAGCTAGCCACCTCACGGATCGCGGCGCGGGCAGGTCGGTCGTCAACGATGCCAGCGGACGTTGCCTGACTGACGATGGCATCAGCCACCCGCTCCACCAGCGAATCGGCGGGGGCTGCTGCGGCCACCTTTTCCGTGGGGTCACGAAATTGGTTGGCTGTCTGCTCGGCCAACGCGCAGTAGCTGGTCCCCTCGTCGCTGGTGACAATGTGCGGGCAGGTCTGTCCGGCCTCCAGCGCCTTGACGCGGTTGCGCAGTTCGAGGATGCAGGAGGCGATTGATGGATTAGGAATGGCGATCACGTAATGCTCTAGTGTTTCCCACTGCTCAGGCGTGGCGCGGTGTTGCTGTTGGGGGTCGGTCATGGTTCAGAGGGTGGCGGGTTGGGTGTTCCCTGCTGCGGGCGTGGCTGGTAGCCGTACTCGCTGCGGCGAAACTTCAACGGCGGCGGTCCAGCGGGGCGATTGACGTTCTCGTGGGTGAAGCTGCGGCGCCAGTCGGGGTCGCGGTCTCGGGGTGGTGGCATCAGCAGCTCAGCAAAGCTGGGCTGGCGCTTTGGGTCACGCATCAACTCGCGGCACGTTGGGCGGCGACGTGAGGCCACGGTGATACCCAGGAAGAACCCGGTGACGCAGCCAAGCATCCAAGCGGTGGTGAGTGTGCTCATGGTGTTGTCTCCGTAGTGTTGTGGGGTGCCCCCTGCTCCAGCTCGGCGGCGATGGTGAGCAAGTCGTGGCGTATGAACTGCCTCAGCTCATACGCTTCTTGGTATTCATCACCTTCACAGCTCGGACCATCCTCATGAGGCACCGCCTGATCCGCAGCCGCACGCAAGGCGGCGACGATGGTTGCATAGATCCCAGGCTCAGATGCCCCGGCTGCATCCAGCACAGCCTGAGCTGCTGGTGAGAGTGGTGCCATCACTCCACCTCCTGCTGCGGCACCGGCTCAATGGCGGGGCGGCCCCAGCGTTGCAGGACGGCGCGTGTAAACGACAACACAGCATCCTTCATGTCAGTGCCCTCCTGCAGGGGGTAGAGAACACGGCCATCGCTCAAGGTATAGGACACTTCATGCCATTGGGACAAAGCAAGAATCTCCTCATCACTCACCCCCTGCGGCTCGGGCTGGGCCAGGGCGGCTCGGGCACGTTGAACAAGGCTGAAGCAAGGCTCAGGAATAACCCATTCACCGTCAGAGTCAAGAAATCCGTTGCTTTCATCAACTGCTTCCACCAGCTCAGCGCACAGCGCACGGAAGATGTCAGTCATACAACGTGTCTCCAACTTTTAAACTTGCGAATAACAGAAATACTAGACACGGACACATTAAACTCTTTAGCAAGTTCTACACCTTTTTTATTTGAAGAACGGATGTATTTAACATCATTTTCAGTTAGATTAGTCTTGTAATGTGCTTCTCCCATAGGTAGTTTTCCGTCTCTCCGCCTATCATTGTCATTGTTTTCTTTGTAAGTACCGTAGGAAAGATTGTACACTGAGTTATCTGTAACTCCATTAGGTCCGTGCCTTACAATTAGACCAGGCGGTTTAGGCCCTATAAATGTTAAGGCTACCAGTCTCGCTACGGTGTAATGTTTAACTATAACTTGCTCATTTACGGAGTTACGTTTTCTTAAAGTAAGTACGGCATAACCTTTTTTGTTTATTTTAGGCATCAAAATCAATTGCTTTACTTGTACATTACCGACACATTTGCGGTAGATGACACGTGGTTCGCTGCGAACACGTCCAAGGTTGCTGGCACTGTAGAAGCCTTCCCAACTTGGGATAGGACGCCACTCTTCGGCTACACTCTGATCCATCGGTCATGGAGGTGACTGGTCACGACCTGGGAGCGCTAACTCGCCAGGTCACACTATTCTACAACAGTCCAGAAGGTTCTCCGTCGTAATCTGCAGACAGCGGAGTCCAGTCGTCGATGCGCTCAGAAAGCATGGTGCGGAGCTGTGAGTCGGTGGCGGGGATCAGCGTGTCATCGCCGAACAGCAGAGTGCCGCGGCACACCGCCGGACCCCACTCGGGCGGATCCAGTGCGCTCTGCTGGCGCACCAGCACAGCATCCTCAACTGTGGCCTCCACGATCAGCCGGTCATCCTCAAACGTGAGGTCGTGGATCTCCAAAACGGTGTTCACGCTTCGACCTCCGCCTTGACTGGGGCGATCTGCTCAATCCCGAAGCCGAACCGCTCGTCAAATTCGGTCTTGAGGTGATCGACGAGAACGTCGAGGAGCTGAATGACGTAGCGGTCGTAGCTGTGGCAGCAGCCCTTGGCTTCGCCTTCGTCAGCGGCAGCGGCGAGGCGGCCCTTGACGTACTCGCAGGCGTGGATGGAGCCGACGTAGCTGAAATCTTTGGTTGGGTCAGGCATGAGGTTCTGAGTACCTGCGGCTACCCTAAGAGGCTAGGTGGCTAGGGTGGGAGGGTGTTGTGACACTTCTTAACACGCGCAGAAGTCTTGAGGTGTGCGCTCGGTCAGGATGACCAGGCCGATGCCCTGCGCAGCGCACCGCTGGAGGGCCAAGGAGACGATCTGGTAGCCCTCGGGCGTGTCGTACACCAGAATCTCCTCCACGTGGGTCGGCTGACCTCTGTGGGTCCACTCCAGGCGGAGGAGGGCGAGGATGTCGTCGCGAATCAGCTCGACGGTGCCCCAGTGGCAGGCAACCTCGATGTGGGACTCGTTGGACTCAGCTTGCATGGTTGTGGTAGCGAGCTGAGTCCATGCTGCCGGGTTTGCCGCTCCGCATAGCAGAGTCAATCAGATGCCGTACAACAGTTGACACGGGCTGTAGCGACCCAGTATGGGCTTGGAGCCAAGCCCACTGGTCTTGCCGAATCTGGACGACGAGGCGCTTGTGTTCCGTCATGGCACGTACCGGAGAACGTCAGGCACTTTGTACTCGGTCTCTTCCTCAATCCACGCCTTTACGATGCTTGGTTCGTAACCGTTGACGCCGCCGGCAAGGGTTGGGTGAGGGACTTTCCTCGGCGGGATGCCGTGACGACGTGAGTAACGCGCTAGGCGCGTCCCCATGTCTTGCTTCTCCCCCTCGGTCCAGTGCAATCCGAGCATGACCTCTAACTGAACAACCGTGATTAGGCTGCTGTTGGAAGCTAAGCCCCGAACCTGATCTAGCAGGGTAGAGACGTTGTTTTCAACCGAGTCAAGACGTTGCTGAACGGCAGCTTGCGCCAGCATCGTCTGGCTGAGAGCTTGAGCAAGGAAGCTCTGGGCTTGAACTAAATGGCCGTCCGCCCCGGCACCAGAGTGGTTCGGGACAAACTGCTCAAAAGGCGTCAGGTTTGACACAGGCTGTGTGCAATAACTACCACATCATTGCACAGTCTTGGCCTGCACGTCAACCACTGCCGGCGGGGCGCCGTCCAAGATCGACTGGATAGCCTCAATGTTGGAGCTGTCCACCTCCTGGCGAGACATGGCCCGGACGGGGCTTCCTCCGTCGTCCCAGTGGTCGGCCGCAAGTTCTATGAGCCTTCCAAGTTCCTCGGGTTTGCGGTCTCCTCGCGCGACACGTTCGGGTGTCCCCTGTCCCTTTTGCTGAGATCCCTTACCACGACTAGAAACAGCTGTCCCTTTCTGTCCCTTTGTGTCCCTCGGTGAATTTGCCGTGTCCCTGCCGGTTTCCGGCAGATCGGAAAGGGACATCTCACCCTCGTAAGGGACAGATTTGGGGGCATGTCCCTTTCCAGATCCCGCTCCACCACAGAGATCCACGTAGTTAGGGACAGGTTTACTCGGACCCCCCGCACGCGAGAGAGAGCTAAGAGCTACCGACTGGCTCTTCTTCGGAGCCAGCACAGCCGCAAACGTCCGCGCAGAGCGTGTCCCTTCTGGACGAACCAGTCCGCGATCCACCAAGCGCTGAATCGACTTCTTGATCGCCGTCACGCTCCCACCTACAAGGGGATCCGAGTTCAGTTCCGCCAAGCTCATCGCCTTCCCGCTAGTGCGCAAGCGCTGCAGCACGCGCTCCACCACAGAGGCAGGGGTGTCCTGCTGCGCCGCTTCCGGATCAACAAGATCCTTCAACTGGAACGTCAGATCTTCGCGCTGCCGAAGAATTAACTGCTTATCTTCGTTCCCTTCTCGGCTTTTACCGATCGTGATAATTCGGCTGTCCTTACCAAGACGCTGTGTTTCCCCCTTCTCCGGTTTCTTTATGCTCCACGATTCGTCCACTGCATCCTCTAGTGCAGTGGTGCCCCTAAAACCACCTTCTTTATTAGCGTGATGAATAAAGACAATAGTGGTGGCTGGGAAACTCTCGCCGTTTTCCGCACTGTACCAATACAAAGGTTCCGCATATTCCGCTTTGTTCTGATCGTAAGCGCATCCACGCATACATGCAGTCACAGAGTCCCACACAACAAGTTTTGGTCTGTGCTTCTCTACTTGCTGAATAAACCATGGATACCAAAGCATAGATACTTTGTTCTGAACCACCACCGGATCTTCTTCTGTGAAATCGAGATCTTTGAATTGCTTACGGATACGACGACTGTTCTGATCACCATTTAGCCATAGCACAGTCCCTTTTTCTACAGGAACATCGTCTCCGCATACGGAAAAAGGAAGACCCCTAGCAATGTGCTTGGCCAAGGTCATCACGGCCATCGTCTTGCCGCACCCGCCTCGACCATGGATCAGCAAAGTTCCTGGTTTGGGCAGCAGACCTGGAATCAGGTACTCAATCGGCTCCTCCTCCACGCTGAAAATTTCCGAAAGAGATCCGCCCTGACATCCCCTTCTGTATTCCTGATCGGCAATGAGCAGACGAACAACGGCCGTCGAGTCCCTGTATCGGGCCTCAATAGCGATTTCGTGCAAAGCGTGTTGAACCTCAGAGGGATTCGGGATCCCCATGGCGCGTCTTGCGCGCTCAACGATCTCCTTGTGGCTAAGGCTCATCGTCTGGACACGTTGAACCGTCGCAGCTTCTGCTCTCTCAACCGTCTCCCTGCTGCCGTCCGAAAATCGCCGCCTCAGCGGATCCTGCTGGTCCGCCATCCAGATCAGCGAGTTGAACCGGATCCCCCCGCCCCGCTTGAACGA